ACACCGCCTTTATACTTAAATATATCATAGCTTGAACTACCAGCTGGAGCAAAGCCATTATTTTCACCTGCAGCTGACATAGCATCAATATCTTCACGTCTCCAAACCATTCCAGATTGTGATAGGCCTACCATATTCACACAGAACTCACGTGAGTCTGCTGTTGCATTACCAGCATATTTATAACGCAATTTATATAGTCCAGAATCCTCTGAAGAACGTGCGTCACCATTACCTCTTAGTGATTGTTGAATAGATTGTTGAATAAAGCTGTTTAAAACATTTTCATCGTCTTCACCTGCTTGAGCAGTTTCAACGATTTCATACTCATCCATTATTTGACCTAAGCTACCAGCTAATTTAGTCATGGCTTGATCAGCAGTTTCAGTTGTTGGTTGTGCATTTTCAGAATCCCAAATAACAACTTGTGCATCAGGTATACCAGATAATTTTAATGCTTGATTAAAAAACTTTTCAATTAACTTACGGTATGGTCTAACAACGTTACGTCTAAATATTTCATCAGCTTGTCTTAACTCATCAGCATTTGAACCTAAACCACCACCACCTTCACCACCAAACATTAATGGAGATGTAGCTCTATGTGCAACAAATATTTTACGATCAATTGCTGAATCATAAAATTCATATTGAGATGATCTATCAACACCACCTAACTCTTGAAACTCCATTGGCTTTTCGCCGTCGCTATGCCAAAATATTAATGTTGGTTGACCTGATTCTTCACCTGATTGTGAAGCAATCATGTTTTTGATTGCGCGTTCTTCTTCTTCAGTTGGTTGACCGTTGAAAAATTTAATAATGTTACCAGGGTTAAAGCCTGAACTGATATTACGATCGTGATAAGTTGCAACTTTTGCTGCAATTTTAATCCACTTTAAAGCACCGTTATAATCAGGAACAGGAAATATATCAGATGATCCACGAACAATTCGTGCAACGCAATGCTCTTGAAGTTTCTTTGGATCAAATGCAGGTAAATAAACTGCTTTAGCTGAACGACTATTAAAATCTTTAGACAAGTAAAAACCTACAATATCTTCATAGTCATCAAGTTTAGGTGCTACAGATGTAAATGGCCAAAAGATAATTTCGGATAAACCAGCAGACGTGTAAATTAATTCAACGTGTGCAGATCCGTAAACTTTAATATCCCAAGCTATTTGTTCAACTAAATCAAATGCTTCAAGTTTATCAAGTAATACTTGAGCTTGTTCACTTGCTTTAATACCTTCACCTGCTACAATTTGTGAAATTGTTTGACATAATGCAGAGTGAGTAGGTACTCCTTCTGCAAGATCTTTAAGTTCATAAGCGTGTTGATGGTTTCTTCCCCAAAGTGTCCAACCCTCACGAGATTTTATTGCTGTAGGCTGTGCTTGAGCAATATGAGCTACTTTTGTAACTTTAGTTTTTTTATTATCCATATTTAGTAGTTGTTATTGTTTGTGCTGTTGGTACTATATATTCACCAGTAAAAGTTCCAATTCTTGCTGAAGCTTCTTCTACCAATCCAAGTACAGCATCATCTTCAATATCCGTGTTTGTTGTACCTGTTTGTGAATAAACTCTTAAACGGTATTCACCGGTTTGAGTTAACCCAACTGTTGTAATCTCTAACTTAGATATACGCATAGTATCAATAATTGGTACCACTGCTTGCGCCAAAGTAGGAGCGTTAATAGTATCAGTTGAATCCATAGATAACACAACTAAATAAGAATCGTAATCACCAAGTAAAAACGATCCTTCTTTTAATGTTAACCATACTAACTGATCTGCTTGATTAGGTTCTAAATAAATCATAAGTTTATAGAAAAAGAAAAGGGAAGCGCCGTTTTATGGACGCCTCCCTCGGCTTAAATTTTAATTTTAATTGTTTAGATAGCAGCTCCGATTGTGATATCCGCAAATCCTGCGTTATCAAATGGAGTAGTAGTGTAAGCTTCCAAACGCTCTGCTGGATTTGGCTCTTCACCAACCAAAGTAACGTTGTAACCATTAAAGTCACCACTTGCTGCACCTGACGTAGCTTCCAAAGTACTGATTTCCAATCCTCTGTTACGACCAAGCATCCAAATGCTTCCGTTGTTATCTTCAACAAACGCAACCAATCCACGGTTTTTAGCCATTAAGTGGAACTCGTTACGCTTGCTAGTTTCCATTTTAGATAATGAGAAAGTAAGCGTTTGAGTGTACATAATAACACCGTTTTCAGTTGATAATGTTTGAACAAAAGAGTTACTAAACATTTTATCAAGGTAGTATGGATATATTGTTGCTTCAGGTAGAGTTTCGATCTCTCCAGTAGTTGCGTCAAACGCAATACCAGTTTCAAAATCTGACCACTGTTGTAACCAAATTCTTTTAATCGAACCCATTCCCTCGCGGCAGCCAAGTCCAAAACCAGTTGTTAATTCACATGCCATAGTTTTATGAGTTTTTTATTTTAGTTTTTTAAAATTCCGGAATACCAAATGATACTCCGGAATTTAATTTTTAATTTGATTACGCTTCGTAACGGTACATAACGATTTCAGAACCGATACCATACTGAACACCAGCGAAGAAACGAGCTTTGAAACGGATGTTGTCAGAAAGATCAACTTCGTACATGTTTTTGATTGCAATTTCGTTCCATTGGTTCATAACGTTAGTACCAAACCATAGGTTAGATTTTTGAGCAAAAACGATACAGTCATCAGACATACCTGGTGCTACCACGATGTCATACATACCGTTGAAAGTCAAGCTAATTGCTGCACCTGAGTTGTAAAGGTTACCGTTACCAAGACTTGCTTGCTTGTTAACATAAGCTTCAAAAGCTTTGTTTGACAAGAACAACTTTGGTTTTTCAGTTGAACGCTTAACAGCAGTAGGCATAAGAGCTACAGTAGCTTCAAGAATTGAGATAATGTTTGAAGTTGTGATTGCAGCAGGAGTTGGAGTAGTTACATCCAATACAGTTGCATCAGCTAAGAAAAGAGTTTCAAAACCATCATACTGAGTTTGAGGGCTATCAACTACACCTTGCCACATGCAATATTCGTTATGAGCTGCAATACCTTCAAGCATATTAAGTTGAATAGTTTCAATCAACTCAGGGCTTAAAGTACCATCTTCTGCATAAGCAGCTTCCCAATCAGCCAAAAAGTCAGAAAGACAGAATTGACGAGCTACTTCAAATTTTTGAAGAGTTAATACTCTTTCAGTTAAAGTAACTGTACCTGTTGGAGTAAAGTCACAAGTTTCAGTACCGAAAGTTACGTTATCGATAAGCTTACGAACTACTTGTTTGTGATCAATGTTTGTTTTAAGCGTTACGCCAGCCATTGACTCATTAGCCTGGAAGGCTTTTTTGATGTACTCACCAGCATTTTTGCCAGCGTACGTGTTTGTGTTGTTAACAGATGTTGCCATTTTTTGTTTATTTGTTTATTTTATACTCTGGTGAGTTTTTTTAAAGAGCTTGAATGCGCTCCTTGATTGTCATTTTTTTCCATTCAGTAGATCCAATAGTTAAACTTTGTTTAGATTGAACTACTTTTAATGCTTCTTTTGCAGATACAGGTTTAACCTCAACTTCAGATTGTTTAACTTCAACCTCAGCTTGTGCTACTTCAGCAGGTGCTTCATTAGCCATAGCTTCAAGTGATTCAATACGTGCAGTCAAACTAACAATTGCTTGAGCTAAAGCGTCTAATGCAGACAAAACTTCAGGATCAATTGCTTGAGCAACCTCAACAGGTGCTTCTTCAGCTTGTTCAACACTTACTTCAACTTCAGTTTCTGGTGTTTCAACTTCAACAGATTTTACTTCATTTATTTTACCATCTAAAACAATTAAAGTATCACCATTAGCCAAAACATATTCACCGTCTGCAACTACATTACCGTCTACGTCGACGATTGCATCACCAATTGCGTATTCACCTTCGATAATCAATTTACCTTCAGCGTCTGTAATAAGTGAAGCTTGTTTAATTTCAACAGCCTCAGACAACTTAACGTTGTAACCAAATGCTGAAAGAATTTTTTCAATTTTATTCATTGCTTTATTCATTATTAATTTTGCTTAACATATACATATACAGGAAAACAGCAAACTGGTTCTAATATAATAATTATGAATACTATATTAAGAATTGAAAATAAAATTGCAACACTAATTGATTCAAGAGGTAGAGAGTTTTTAATTGATGAATCTGATATTGAATTAATTAAAAACTATACTTGGGGACTTAGTAGAAAATACGTTGTTCATCAATTTAAAAAAGATGGAAAA